TGTTTGATATCAAAAGGTTTTGGTGAAGCATCTGCTGCTGCAAATCTAGAGGCAAGTCTTCCTTTGTTACCACAATCTGTAGACCCACTTACATATAAATCGCCTTTAATATAAACTGCATCAACTGAACTACCACCACTAACATATAAACCATTAGCAGTTCCACCATCTCCATCTATTCTTTGATTACCTTTTGTATTTACTGCTAGACTCGTTCCTATAGTATCTTCTCTACCAACCATCAAAGTAGCACTAGCACTTGAAAAAGCATCTACCTTTCCTATCTGAGTATTACCTTGAATATATGCAGTATGATCTACTTTTTCTGTTCCTTCACCTAATGCTTTAGGAACTAATTTCTTAGCAGCAACTATAAGTTGCCCACCGTATGCGAATATTTCGTCGAATGCAAATGCCATACTTCCTCCTTATTTGTTTGTTTCTGCTGGTTCTGGTAATGTTTTCTTGGTCATAGCACAAGATACCCCCTCTAAAATAGGTGATAATATTTGTGTTCCAAGACTACCTCTGATGGTCATCAAACCTGATGTCATAAGTTTAAGAGATTGCGTACCATCTATTGTAACATTTTTTGAGTCAAGTTTCAAGGTCTCGTTTGCTTTTGCCCAAAGAACTCCTTGTGGTGCATTTCCATTAGCTATAAGTTCAATATCAAGTGCCTCTAATTTAATCTTACCATTGGTTGCTTTGAGATGTATATCTCCATTTTTTGCAAGAATAAAGACTGCCTCTTGCTCTCTCTCCAAATCTTCACCACTATGAATAAAGGTTGAACCAGGTGCACTCATAAGAGTATATCCTGTTCTTTCACCATCTTCATCGAATGACATAAAATGTCTCCCATCAAGTGCTTGAATGTGAACACTTGAAGTAACATCACCTTTTGGGCTCAGTTTACCAAAAGTAATCGCACCATTCATGGCACTCCATACTTGGCTCCAAAAATTCTTTTTAGCCGACATTAGTATCCTCCTCCGTATCCACCACCGCCACCACCACTAGGTGTGCTAGGTGTTGATGATGGTGCTGGTGTTGATGGTGTTGATGATGGTGCTGGTGTTGATGGTGTTGAATATCCACCACCAGTTGCAGGTGTTGTGCTTGGAGTGCTTACTGATGGAGTCGATGGAGAACTCGTTGGGGTAGTAGAGTAAGTTCCTCTTGTTGGAGAACTTATAGCCTCTATAGTATCTTCTTGAGTTTCAGTCTCCTCTCTTTGACTTGCAGTAACAGTGCTACCAGCAACAACTCTTCTTTGAACACTTTCAAGTCGGGTATTGTAAACAACTATATCTGTTCCAGAATTATCAGACATACCTGCATATTTAACACCACTTTTAAAGTAAACATTTCCATAATAAGGTTTACCATCAATATATCCATTTATATTTAATCCAACAAGATCATATACTTGAACAACATCTGTTATGACTGGTTCAATTGGTTGTGGGTCACGAACTATATCAAAAGATGGAACAAAAGTGGCGTTGAATCCAGTCTCAGTATTCATTCTTATTCTTGGTAGCTCTGTAAACCTACCACCAGTATCAACAGAAACAGATTTTATTTTACCGAAAGGATCACAACTATATGATAATTGTGTGCCATTGCTTGGTATTATTTCTATTGTATCAACTCCACAATTATGATTGAATCCTGGATTTATTACAGTTACACCTGTAAGAGTAAGAATAGCAGGATATTGAGGAACTGTTTGTGGTGGTGGAAGATAACCTTGACCACTATCTTTAATAATTACTTGAACAACAACTCCATCCTCTATTATCGTAGTTAATACTGCACCACTTCCATTATTACATGGATCAATTACTTGAACTTGAGGTGATGAGGAATACCCAAATCCACCACTGACAAGATCAACAGCGATTAAATTACCACTACTATCTACAACTGGATTAGCAATTGCTCCAACACCACCACCTCCAAAAAATTTAAGAACAGGAGGGCCACAAGGTTGATCACCAATTAAACAAGGATCAGAATGAAGCAAATCTTTGGGAGTTAATGCATTTACATCATTAATTGTCAAAAATTTAACTTTCTCATCACCATCAATAAAAATAAATTCAGTATCAGGATTTGATTCTGCATAAGTATTGGCATCAGCAATAGATACATTTTTAATGTATCCATCAGTTTCGCTGATGTATCCTACTTTAATATTTTCAAATGAGGTTGGTGTTATTGGCATTATCCTAGACTCTCTTGAACTGTGTCATATATTGTATTATGTGGTGTGGTTGTGTGTGCTATACCAACCATCTTAACTGTAGATCCATCTTCTCTCTCATGAATATGAAAATCACCATAATAAGGTTGACCATTTATATAACCAACAAGATTAGTTAGGTCTTTTTCTCTTGTTTTTGGTTTGGCATATACTTTTTTAATTGTAACACCTTCTTTACTAGAACTCAACTTCTCTATGCTAGTTCCATAAGATTTTCTTTCTTTGACAGTATTTGATGTATCTTTTGCAGATGAAGCAATAGATGCAAAACTAGGTCTACCAATAGATCCACCACCGCTTTGCATTCTATGAGTATCATTTGGTGAACACTCAGGATCAGGATCACAATTAAATATTTTAGTTATCGAATTGACAAATGACATCGCAGTTGCAATATCAAAATTCATACCACCAAGTGCACCCAAACCTAAACCACCACCTATCGCTCCACCAAGAGCAGCTCCAGAACCAACAATAGCACTCAGAATTCTTGAATTAAATGATGCAAGACCAGCTGCTGCAGAAATTAAATCAGGTATAGTACCCGATCTAATCGCTTGGAAGACAGAACCTATGCCATTTAATAATGTTTCATTCACACCTAATATATTTGATGCTAGAACTAATCCAGCTGCTATTCCCGATGGGTTTGATTTATCATCAATTAGAGATAAAGCTTCTGCAATTAAAGATTGATTACTAGGATTATTTTGACCAGCAAGATCAATGAATCCAAGTAATCCACGACCATAATTTCCATCTGCCCAATAACGATTTGCACCTCCAATTTTATTTGGATCTATACCAGCTTCATCTGCTAAAGTTTGACTCATGCTTAAAATTAAAGCACCAGCAGCTAAAGATGATAAAACATTATTTTCATTTATAGCATTGTCAATAGTTCCTACGTTTGATTGACCAGTCTCAGTAGATGATCCACCAAGAGAATTTTGAACTTCATCAATGACAGGGCCAATTGCACTATCAAAACCTGACATTATTGTATTAATTGTTCCACCCAATACTTCACCAATAATTTCTTCGGTCTCACAGAGTGGTGTTGGTGTATAGTAATCTTCAGCAGGGAGTAAGGGAACATCACCTGAACCTGGTGTATCTAAATTATTTACGCTCGGAACCACCGCTTCTGTGGTAACACCAACAACCCCTGCAGAAACTGCACCAGTTCCTATTCCTGCTGCTAAAGTTGAATTAACAACTCCTGCTTCTGAAACAGCAGCATTTGCAGCTTCTTCTTCAGATTTTTTCTTCTTTCGATTGAAAGCATTTTTTAATGCTGCAGCAATTAAGGCTGCTAATGCTAAACCACCCAAACCATTAAACATACAAGCAATTCTTTCTAAACCTTCTACCATCTTGTTTAGTATCTCTAACCTATGTGATGGTGGAGATACATTTAACATTGGTGCGGTCTTTTCATTAAATTCTTTAGTTGTAAACTGTTGAATCTGATTCATTATACCTTTCATATATTTTGACATCTCTTGAGATGCAGATTCAATTGCTTTGTCTATATTTTTATCATTTTGAAGTATAGGTAAACCAGCAGCAGCGTTAGCATCTCTAAGAGATTTCTGCATTCTTTGTATTTTACCAGTTAATGTTTCTATAACTGTTTGAATATTTTTTACGTCAGATTGAGTATCTGGATTGGGGCAAGCAAGTGCATGCTTTTCATCTAAAGTATATTCTGTTCTGTCATCTGAGATTGTATATAAATTATTAGAATCTATATTTTCTTTAGATACGTTGGAATTTGATGGTGAGTTATATGCTTCATTCCCTGCTTGCTTGGGTGCAAAGTCTCCATCCTTGAGTTTTTTTTGTTCGTTTGGTTCTTCGTCTTGATTTTTTGAATAAAAACTTTGTGGTGTAAAATTTTCACCACCACTACCCTCGGTTCCAGTTTTCCTTTCAAGTTTAGTCTTGGCATTATTACCAAGTATACCCATAATTATAGGAGTTTGTTGATCCTTTCCATCAAGAAAAAATCCAAAAACAAAATTACCTTGTTTAATCGCAGGTGTTTGAAATGATCCACCTTGACCGCCACCAGCAGTCACTGGATACATTACCTGTGCCCACGGTAAATCTTTTGCTTCTAAATCTGACTCATCTTTATCGTGGTGGCCAATTAATCTAATTTTATATCGATAACCCCAACCAGGAATATCATCAACCTTTTCAAATTTATCTGGATTAAGATTTTCTCTCCACGTTGAATCGTCGCAAACCTGGCCTATCCACCAATGGAAACCAGATCCTAAAAAACCAGGATTAAATAATGACGATTCCATATTTTAGTCGTCGTATACTCTACACTCGAATGCATCAGGATG